GTATGCCAAGAATTAAATCTTATCTATCTTAGTCTTAGCGGACTTTAAGTGTGAGCACTATTGAGGAATGGCCTAATCACAGATAGAGAGATGAGAGAGTTGTGGCTAAAACTACCGTTCACTGAAAGCGTAGTCTCTCTCAAAAAATTAGGCGAACAATCCAGTTTGCCTCATAAGGCCTGATGAGTTTATATAGTGTTGCTTGTCAGGCCTACTTTCAATAAACACTATAGATAAGGAATGACATATGTCAAATGACACAAATAATACGTTTTACTTAGATACACCAAATAACTCACCAAGACCAGCTAGTGTTGAAGATTTTCCAACATTAGGTTCAATCTTAGAGAGTCAAAATCTATCTATGGACCAAGTTGCTATCAGAATTACTAATGCTGGTCAAGCACGTGAGAACATAGAGATGACTACAAGTATCTTACCAGGTGATAACGTAATGATAGCCCTGTCTTCAAACAAGTCAGGTAAATAGGTAAATAATAACTAAAGAGAGATGTAAGTCTTAATAAGAGTGCTATTACAAGAGAGCTTATTAAGCATTCTCTCTTTTAAATAAAAGAAAGTAGAGGTAAACGATGAACATGTTTGTTCAATTATATATTGCTTTAAGAGCAATTAAAAAACGAGACAACGCTATTATAGATAATCTATTAGAAGAATTTACTGATTATGATGAAAGTCATTATAATAGACCATTATATACAAGTAAACATTTAGCTCAATCATTAATAAATAATACAGACTTTGATGTTGTAGATGTATTTAAAAATGAAACAGAGGTAAATGATAATGGTTTTAAAGCAGAAAAAGGTTCTTACGAGTTCTGGTTTAGATTTAAAGATGTAAAAATTAGAAGACGTAAAATATATAGACTAGGCGATTATTATCTTAGAATAGTAAATAATGGTTATGGTAAGTGGACTAATAAATTTTACATTAAAGCACCTGTAGTAGAAGGTAATACACTTGTAAATACATATATAGCAGCATCACATCCACATATTAGTATGGGCATGCCATGCACATCTCAGTGGCAAGATGGTCTAACCGCTTCATATAAAGCTTATAATTTCGAAGGTTTACTTAGTAAGTATAAATTATATTTAGATAAATGGACTTATCAAAGTCCTCATCATATGCCAGAAGATATGCAACCAAGAATGAGAGTAGCTAATTCAGATATATTACCTAATATGTTTATGATGGACCAAAATGAACAGGTAGAATATCGCTGGTTATCATCAAGTGCATTAAATGATTTAGGTTATGAAGACCAAATGGAATGGAAACGCTATAATTATGTAAGTGCTAGACGAAAATTACATGAACCAGAACCTTTACCTAGATTAATGCATGCGTATTCTGTAGGTAAGATACAACCTTTAAATAAACCACAAACATCAGGTGGTAATTTTTCGCGTAGTCTTACTTCTAAAAAATCAGCTGTTTTCTCATTATTTCATAACTTTGACCATTTCTGTAAATTACCAGATTATGCTAATTTAAATGAAAATGAAAAGTTTGTTGTATGTTTTACATTTGTAAATACAATATACGATAAAGTAGCTGTAACAACTCCATACAGAGGTAGTTGGAATGATGAAAGACAAAACTATTTGCAAAGTATGCGTAGAAAAATAGATATTCAATCTATGCATTGTTTTAATGATGCAAAAGATGAGTATAATAGAAAATACAGCTATGCACCTGCAGTCTTTGAACCAGATGAAAAGTTAAGAGATGCTATACGCAGCTTAAGATTAGCAATTGATGAAGGAATAAGTCTTTTAGATAATCTTAGGATTTCTCTTCAAAATGGCTCATCAACAAATAGTCAATATTTCAAAGACTTTTGGAATACACTTACTACAGAGTTAATTAAATATAAAGAAGAAGGCACTAAGTTTGTTGATTATCATGACATGTTAGATTTTGCTAACGAGTTAGAAATTGAAAATAAACAACTAAGTGCAACTGAAGTGTTTAATGAAACTAAAGATAGCATAGATGATATGTTTGCAAAGTATAAATACTTAACAAATATATCTTACGCAAAGAAACATAAAGAGTATCTTCAATATATTGAAGCACATATAGAAAACTACGAACACGATAACCCACAAGAGAAAGAAGAGGTAAACAACGATGGCAACAACACTAATAATACCGAGGAAAGTACACCTGAAAGTACAACATCTGCTCAAGAAGTTTCCTGATACAGAATGGTCAGGTGTAGCATTTTATCAAAAAGTAGAACCAGATAAATCAGGATGGTCTGATACATGGCGTATTAAAGACTTTTATCCTATTGATTTAGGTGGTAGTGCGTCAACAGAGTTTGATGGCGAACAACTACTTGATATGCAATGTAAAGCATATGAGGATAACAAAGAAACAAAAGAATGTTTAAAAGGTTTGATACACAGTCACCATGGTTTATCTGGTGGCGCTTATATTAGCAGTGTAGACAATAAACATTTAGAAGAAGCTGCTAATGATATAGGTTATCCTTCATTTGTTGTAGCACATCCAGAAACAGGTAGTCCATTTGCATTTGCAGTTAGTTATACAAATCAATATGGTAGACTAATGTTAGTAACTGACTATAAGAAAGCTTGTTTTATTATGGAGCATAACGATAAATACACACCTTCAGGTTTATTTAAAGAATGTGTCGAATCTTTAGAAAAACAAGAAGAAGAGTCTAAGAAAAAAGTTACTGTTGTTAATAATTATTACAATGCAAACAGAAACTTTGGAAGACAAAGTCAAACTGCTTTATTTGATATTGGTCAATATATTCAAGAGTCAACAAGTATATTTCCAGAAATACCTGATGATTTAGAATATACTGAACTAAAAGAAAAATACGATAAAGCTATAACAAAAGTAACTTCAGTTTCTGTTCATCATCCTAAATTCGAAAAATATGATAGAATGGCAGATAACGCTGAAAAAGCTCTTGATGATTACATGGGAATGAATAACATTGAATATCAAGATGCTGATACAGGAAAGGTGGTGTAAATGTCTAATAGATTCTTAAGAAACAAAGACATAATAAACCAAAAGAATCTAGAAGAAGTCACTATTATTGGTGCTGGTGGTGTGGGCTCTGCGCTCATACTATCAGCTGCCATAATGGGCTTTAAAAAGATTCATGTTTGGGACATGGACGTGCTTGAAGAGCACAACCTTAGTACAACGATGTATCCACAGCAATATTTGGGTATGTCAAAAACAGAAGCATCTAAAGAGATTGTTAAATACTTTGGATGTGAGCACACAGAAATCATACAACATGGTGAATATAGCATTGTCGATGGATTGACACCATGTGTTATGATGGCTCCAGATAACATGGAAGTACGTAAGATTGTATACATGAATTGGGCTAGAAATCCAATGCGTACAGTCCTTGTTGACGGTAGAATGGGTGCATTGTCAATGGATATACATACAGTAACGCCTTGGCGAGATAACTATCTAGAAAAGTGGCAACCTAGTAAAGATATAGCTGATTTACCTTGTACTGCAAAGCATACAATATTTACAGCTAATGTAATTGCTGGACTAATGTTGTCACAAATATTTAATGTCTTGCATAATAGGTCATACTATATGTATATTTATAAGTCGTTAGCACCTTATATTACACAACAAGAGGGGCTAGTAATTCCAGAAACATACGGAGATAATAATGTTAAAGAAACAGAAACGCAAACCCGTGTCTCTAAATCCGAAAGTACTTCTAATGTATGGAGCACCCAAAGTAGGTAAAACTACTATGCTTTCACAGTTAGATGACTGTCTGATTATAGACACAGAAAAAGGAACACATATGTTAGAAGCATATGTTCAAGAAGTTAATAACCGAGAAGAGTTAATCCAAACTCTTAAAGATGCTATGGAAGGTCATGATTTTAAATACATAGCTATAGATACTATTGATAAAGTTGTAGAATGGGCTGAAAAGGCTGTTTGTGCAGAGTATGAAGTAGCATCTATTGCTGACCTTACATTTGGTAAAGGTTATGCGTTGGCTCGTGAAAAAGTAATGAATACTATCAATGCTTTTAGAGACATCTGTGAACATTTGATTATCGTTGGTCATAGAAAGGTTGCAAGAGCTGTTGTCGATGGCAAGGCTCTTGTTGAACCTGAATCTTTAGATATAACTGGTAAGCTGAAGAATCTGATTATGTCAGATTGTGATGCTATCGGTTATGTCTTAAGAGAAGACGATAAACTAATGATTTCATTTAAAGCAGATGAATCTATAGAAGCAGGTAGTAGATGTGAACATTTACGTGGCCAAGCTTTTGAATTTAAATGGTCTAACATATATAAAATAGAAGGAGAAAAGTAAATGGCGATATTTCGACCAGAAGGTACAGAAAATAAAAGTGGTAGCAGATATTATGGTGTAACACCTATTGCTATCGTAGGATTCGAAGATAAATCAAGTGAGTTCGATTGGGCAGATTTATTTATCGATGTAGAAGTAAAACAAGAAGGCAGTGATTATACTAAATCTTTACGTATTGCAGGCAATATAGAAAAAGATGCAAATGGTAAAATTACTGGTGGCACAGCATTAAAGAGAGTTTATGGCTTCTTTGATGTTATAGGTGAAAAATCAGGACTAACAGTTGATGGTGATTGGGAAGACGAAGCTGGCAATAAAGTTGCAAATATAGCTGCGCATCTTAATCAATGTCACGCACAAAATGTTATGCCTGGTGATGACCCTGAATTTAACTATTTAGCATATGTATACAAGGAAAAGCCTAAAACACCTGGTGCTAAAGTATATTCAAGAGTATTCTATAGAATACAAGAAAATACTGATAAAGGTAGAGCTAAACTTGAAGCTGATGTTAAATGGTTCAAGGAAAAAGGGTTTATAAAAGAAGCTAGTGAATCTGATTTATCTACACCACAACAGAGTGTAGAAATGTCCGCTAGTGGAGTAGGTAACCTATAGTGTACGACTATGTCGAAATAGCAGTGGGAAGCCCTCAACATAGAGGGCGACTCATTGCAAAAAAGGACTTAGTTAATTACATTAAGCCTGATACACCTTTATTTAGGTCAGTTTATCTATACACTAAAGAAGCTGCAGAATATGCTGAAGCTAATAATGGGTTAAAGAACTATTTTGGCCCTAGAAGCATTGACTGGATACTTATGGATATAGATAAAGCAAATAACAGTGATGAATACACACTTAATAAAGCTAGAAGCGTCATGATAAAACTAGAAGAAATGGGTGTAGATATTAAATGGTCTACACAACCTTATTTTAGTGGCAGTGGCTATCATATAGCTGTACATAGTAGTGTATTTAACTTTCCAAGCAGTGATAATCTACATTACTTGGTAAAAGGTACTCTAAAAGGATTGTTTGGGGACGAAATAGATAACTCTATCTACATGAGAACAGGTATCTATAGAGTTCAACATACAATAAATAAGAAAACTAACTTACATAAAATACCATTAACTTGGGATGATATAATCCATAAAGAATATGATGAAATACAAGAAATGGCAAAAGAACCTAGACTAGATTTTGCATACAGCGAACTAGTAGGTAATGGCGAGTTAGAAGATAAAATAGCTAATAGAGCGCCTAGAATGACCCAAATACGTAAAGTTGTTGAACCAAAGGATGTAATACCATGTGTACAAGAAATGTTGACAAATGGGCCTCAAGAGGGCTCTAGAAATCAAACGCTAATTAGAATAGCATCACATTTCTTTAGACACGGTATACCCTCTGAATATGCTAAAACCGCTATTTTACACTGGAATAATAACAGTTTAAACGAAAATAGTGTGGTCGAAAAGGTTGAGTATGTTTACAATAGAGGCTACAGATTTGGTTGTAATGACGAAATAATGTTAAATCATTGCAAAACAAGGTGTATACACTTTAAACGAAAAGACTATTTGATTGATGTTATGAATAGTGACGACTTACAAGAAAAGCTAGAAGAACGTATGTCTGCAGACTTTGATGGACGTTCATTACCTTTAGCTGAAATGTTAGGCGTACAACAATCTGATACAGCAATATATCCAGGCGAGCTTGTTACTATATTTGGACCTACAGGTTCAAGTAAAACAACACTTGCACAATGTATTGCATTAGGCGTAGACTTTGCTAATGATGATATAAACACAGATTGGCAAATCCCTACACTTTATTTATCATTAGAGTTATCTGCTTGGTATATGCATAGACGTAACATGCAAATAGTAAGCGGTTTAACAAAAGAAGAGGTAAGTAATAATCCTAAACAAGTTTATCAGGAAAATAAACATAAACTTAATCATATGGTAATACAAACAATACCTCCAACACTTGAACAAATACAGGCTAAAGTTAAAGAGTTAAGACCAGCTGTTGTAGTAGTAGATTATATTGATTTAGTAGAAACACCACCACATGTCAGAGGTGAGTATGAACAAATCAAATATATCTCTCATAGCCTTTCATCAATGGCTGTAAATAACGATTTAATTATAATTCAAGTATCTCAAGTCAGCCGAGAATATAG